GTGTCCAATTTCTTGTTCGTTATAGTGAACAATGATCTTCTCATTCAATGACGCCCGGTAGGCTTCATCAAAGATCGGGTACACGTCCAAGCCCAGGGCCTTATGTGCTGGAATCCCGGTCGTGTACTTGTACGACTCCCGGTCAATGGCTTCTTGTAGGGTGAGCGTAAAAGACCCCATCAGACACCTGCCGAATCTCGTGTTGGTTTGCCCTGCACTTCATCAAGCGCGGTGTCCTTAGACTCGTCAAATTGGCCGATTCCGTCGGCAACAATTGACATAGCGTCGGTCTGGTCGTAAGAGACACTGACGTTCAATTCCGGGAACATGCGGTTTATTTGTTCGCACGCGTACTGGCGGGCGTTCAGGGCGGTAGAGCGCACAGCCAACACTTGCTCGTCGTTAGCATCAACTTCGGATGCTACAAGGCGTTCGCGTTTGTCCTGGTTGGCGTTGTTGATGCCCAGGAAACCCATAGCCTGATTCCACAACGAGTTGCGGGCATCCATGAGCTTCGGCAGCGTGTCGGGGTGTACGCCCAGGTCAAAGACCTGGACGGATGCGGGGTCAAAGTTGGGTGTTGTGTAGACGATCGGTTTTCCCTCATCAACTTGCCGCATAATGTTGACCAACGATTGGCGCTGGTTTGCGTTGCCCGTAACAAGCCGTGTGTACCGCATATTTTCAACAGTAATGTCTATGGTCCGGTCAATTTTCGCGAGTTTCCGTGCATACAACGAAATGGCTTGACGCTGCGGAATACGCAAACTGTTCGCCCAAATTGGCACACATTCCCGTGCATTCAAATCTTTCTGAATCATTGAATTACCAATGGCGGTAAACTCTGTGGGGTTGTCATACATGTTCCGCACACCGTGAGCCATGCCGCGCAACGCAAAATAGCGGTTGTAATCATTAGTCTCATGGAAGAACAGTACAAGGCCCTGTGAATGCAATGTCAGTTCAATAAACCGTTTATCAATTTCTTCCGGCAACCCCTCCCACTTAAACCTGTTAATACACAACTCGGTCAGAGTTTGAAGGTACATGTTTTCGGTAAACATTTGGTCATTCATTTGCGGGTCATTACCATAACCCCAAGACTGTGTATCAAACTGTGTAAAACTCAATTGGTTTTTCGTCACAGCGTGAATCCTCCTACCGGCTGGTTATCTGTCATCGGGACGTTTCCAATGTCGGCCGGGTTTCTCCACACAGTAACACCTTTTTCGAAAATTCCGCGTATGGTTTCTTTGAACGATTCCGGGCATTGCGCGGCTGTCACATATGATTCACGGATTTTCCAGTACGTAAAATGTGTCATGCATTGCATGTCAACCGGGAGTGTCCCCCACACATTCATTTGGTACCCGTACCGCATCCAATACCCGGCAACCTGCCTCATGGCGGCGCCCTGCATGATTTTGAGTTTCAAATCAACACCCCACTGATACCGGGCAAGATTGAACGCGTCCCCACCGATCTGCCCTGACGTGGTGGGTTGCAAAAGTTTCGCGTCCTGCACCTTCGCCTGGATACCGGCAATAGCGTTCTGATTATCGCCCTTCGCGGCAAAGTTCGCGTACGCGAGATTAGTGTCAGCCATGTACCCTGCGTTCGAAATGTTTGCGTTCGCTGTGGCGTTCATCTGCGAAGTGTTAATGTTCAAAGCCTGATTGTTATTGTTCGCCGTGATCGCATACGACACGCCCGCATTAGCAGCACCCAGGGCACCCTGCGCCAGACCGGCTGCCCCACCACCGATACCGCCAATGAGGGAATTAGCGCCGCCCTGCATGGCACTGTACCCGGCTGTCTGATTGGCAAGGTTTGTTGACTGCGTTGCCGCGTTCACATTCAACCGGTTCAGTTCGGACGTCAAACCCATCCCAGCCGACGCCTGATCAAAGGACAGCTGATTACCTGTCAGGGCGCGTTGCTGTGACCAGTCAGCGGACTGATAGGAGAACGCTATACCGTTCTTATTCGACGCTATGTAGGCGGTGTACGAGTTGTTCACGGTGGAGAAGGTAGGGAAGTTAGCAATCGTCGTTGCCATGTCCAAAAATTCGCCGTAGTCGTTAATGATCCCGTCAGAATCCGTTGCCGCTGTCACACCATCCCTACGGTTGTAACCTTCCGGGTAGAACGCAACACGCGCCCCGCCTGGCACAAGGTGTGCGAGCTCCACAACACGGGCATCATTGTTTGACCATGACTCCGGTTTCAGGATGATCGGCTGCCCCGTGTACGAGGTCATCTCGATAGCCATGTAGGGGAACGTCAAAAACTTTTTCAGATGCTGGTACCCGGTCGGGAGGAGCGACAAAGCATCATCCCGCCAATTCTCTTTTAGCGTCACCAATGGTGCATCCAAGGAGCCGGACAACACTTTCTTGACCACGCCCGTAGTCATGCCGGGGATGGTGACTGGGCTGGTCAGCATCCCGTAACGGCTTACTGAGTCGTTGGGTATGGCTGTGACGGACATGATGCCTTGGGACACCCACGGCTTTTGGGAGAGTACGCCCATGAGGATCTGAAAATCTGTGACGTCCTCAATCAAATAAATGTCTGCCCCGTTTGGCATCCATTCCATGGAACTACCGCCCGCTGATTCAAGGTGGGGGTTATCCACCGTGCCAGGATCGGCAGACAACGAGGTGGCTGTCATGACCAGCACATCAAATGCGGCCCCCTGCCTGCCTGTGGCGATCTTGTGTGACCAGTTAGTTGCTACAACGTACTCACCGCCGATGTCCATTCCTTCGGGAATGTTGAGGAACGCGCGCCCGTACTCGTCAAACGCATTATCAGCGGCAATACCAATATGCCCGCGTTCAATGAATGATTGCCCGAACTGGAATTCGTAACCGAACGTCTGCCACACATCCAACTGGACATTAAACCGTGTGGTGTTACCGGCGATTGATTCAACAGATGTGACAAAGTAATAAAAATCTGTTGGGCCGGATACACCACCTGGGCTCGTGATAGGCATGGCCGGGTTTTGTACACGCAAATAGTTGAACGTGTTAGCCACATTGAACGGCACATCCAAATCAATGGGGTGCGACATTTTCAGATAAACACTGTCAAGAATGTTTATTGTTTCACCGCCCAAACCATCAATGTAAGCGTTCAGCGCGGGACGGTCAGTGAACCGAACAATATCCCGGTAAGACGCGTTCCACGGGACTCTACAAATAGTCACACGCGAGTTGGCCGCCCACGCCGTGTAATTGTGTTCATACCCGAACGATGATTGTTCGGGAATATCAAAAATCCCGTTCACTTGGTTTCACCAACGGCCCGGACAACGTCACGGGTAACAACGGCCCGCGATTCGACAGCCTCCTGAATAAAGACTTTGTTCTCATACGAGAAACCACACGTCTGGATAAGTTCGCGTGTGACGACATGTCGCCGCTCAATTTCCTGTTGAATAAAAAGTTTCAGTTCAAGCATTTGTTCCGGGGTCATAGCGTCCTCCTGTGGGGTAATACTTGCCGGGACAATTACAGTGTCCGGCGTGATAACGGGTGTACCTTCAACGTCCTCAGTCCAGCCAAGGTAAGTGAGCGGATTATTCGCAGCATACGTGGCGATAAGATCCGCCATGTCCGGGTGATGATGTGGTGTGTACCCGTACGAGTCCGACGTCGAAAAAATCGAACCGTCAGGGGCCCGGAGTGCCACATGTCCTGCCGGTTCCATGGCGAGAGAAAACCACACCGGCACCCAAACCCCGACAGGAAAATCAGTATCCGAGTGCTGTGTGCTGGAGCCGTTCCACGCGTCAATAGCCCTACCGTAGCGAATAGGTAGCGGGCCAAAAGCCTGATTCACATAAGCCAAACACCATCCGGGTTTACACGTAATATCGGGGTTAGGGGTAATCGCCTGTAAGTAATTCATTCCACCATCCTACAGGCAAACAAAAGACCCGCATCCGGGGGAATGCGGGTCTTTCGTTATCATGGCTGTGAACTAGCCAGGCGGTGCTTAGTTCACGGTTACAGTGTACGTCTTATCGACGCCCGCTGTTACCTCTACGGTGAAGCTGTCACCGGCAGGGTTGAGTGTGACCGTGTAGGAGGTCGGCTCAAGACCGGCCACCACGATCTCTTCAAGCGTGGTCGTACCGCCCGGCACGATGACCGTGTACGCGAGCGTGTCAACAGCGAACGCGGGCGACACTGCGACACCTTCAACAGTGATGCCGGTCGGAACGTCGTTAGCGCCAGCCGGTGCACCACCTACCGGCCACTGCGGTAGCAGCGGGCCGGTCAGGTTGAATACCCGTGTGACCGTTTCACCATCACGCAGGACCCCGGCAGGGTCAATCCATGTCGTGGTTGCACGCACCGTAACGGTCGTGTTGGTTTCAACGCAACCGATCTGGAGGTTACCCGTCTGGTTGATGTACGTGCCACTGGACGCCTGGCCAGTGATCGACCACTTGACACCGCTGATACTGGTGCTGTCAGTCGGGGACGTGACCGCAATGGCGTCCATGATGTACAGCTCACCACGGGTGAGAGTGTCAGCGTCCACAATGTCGGAACCGTCCTGCGAGTACTTCGCTGTGATAGCGCTGATGCCGGTCACAACGGCGTCATCCGTGGGGATAACGTCAGACGGACCGGTCCAAAACATGATCGCCGGAACAAACAGGGACAACGACAAGACCTGATGAATGTGGAAGAAATAGTTCCGGTCCAAGGATGCCGGGTTCGCGATTTCCCGGTTCTCCATCAACACATCCGCGATGATGAAAAAGTCTTTCGTGGTCAGGACGGCCTGAACACCCTTGATACCAAACTTGTGCTTCGGGACCGTGATCACACGCGACGGAAGGTCCGTGTACGGGATGTTGAACGCGGCGGCGAACGCGTCAACATCCATTGCCGCCTTAGCCTCAGTCGTCACAAACAACACCAAATCGTCAGGGTCAGCAAACGTCGGGAGTTTCGACGCGTTGTAATGCGTGGAGTAGAACTCCAGGTTCCCGGCCATGCCGCGTACCTGCTTGATCAGCTGCTTCGCATCAGCCTCAGAAGAAACGTTGTTGCTGATTTCGGGCACCTGGACTTTGAAGAAACCGCCCTGCTTCGCGTACTCCGCAAACAGGGACATGGTCAGCTCGAACTCATCCACGTTAGCCGAGTTGTAGAGCGAGTTCATGAGGTTGGTGACCATCTGAGACAAGCCCATATCACTGAGGAATGCGCGACGAAGCATCTCTTCACGAATGGAAATCTTGTAGTACTGGGCCCGGTTGATCTTGTGGTATGCCACGGACACGGGCGGGAGTTCGCGTCCGAAGATCTCTTTTTCCATGTACTCCCGGTCCGGGTCGTACACCTTACCTTCAAGGAGTCCTACCTGGACTTCTTCAATGACGGCGCCCCAGGTGAGCGGATCAATTTTGAAGCCCTGGAGGGGGTTCTTCCAAATCTTGGACTTGAAGATCGTGAGACCGATTTTGTTGACCAGCGCGTCAATGAATTCGTTGCGGAGTACAGGCACGGTCATCAGGTTTTCAATGGACGCCTGAATGGTGGCTTTGGTGACGTTAGGAATACGTGACTGGTATTCCGGCGACATTTCCGAACGCAAAGCGTTCATGAGTACGGCATTTGTGGACGGCTTATAGGACGGAATACTGGTAACAGCCATTAGCTATTTTCCTTCAATTGTTTGAACGGTTGTTTACAGACTAACCGTAAGTAATAATGTCGGCAAGCGAGGGCACTACTTCATCGCCCGTGGTGTCTTCCTGCGCTGTTCCACTACTCACGCTAGCAGGGTTGCCTTTACCAACAGATGCCAGCAGATCGTAATTGTGCGCTTTGAGCCGCGCAATTTCAGCTGCGGACGTTTCATTGGCGGTAGACAATTCCGCTACCTTCGCGTCCCCCGCTGACACGCGGTCGTTGTAGGCGGCGTTAAGATCATCATAAATTGTTTCTCCCGGTCCTTCTTCGCCGGGGTTGCGGAGAGCGTTCAACAGTTCTTCAAAATCAGCCATGAAACTAAAACCTTTCAATATGCGGGAAGGGCACCCAGCCTATGGCCGGATGCCCTTCCCTAATTCGGATCTAAGACGCTCAAGTGAATGCCGGGTTAATGGCCGTGATACACTCTGTCCCGATCAAGGGCAACAATCAGAGTATATACCCACAAGAAACAATTCCTTAGATCACGCCTTTGCTACGGCGGACGGGTTGCCGTCAGCGTCAATGCTGAGGAAACCCTTTTCGACGCCGTACTTGATCAGCGCTTCGCGTACGACGTCAACGACGTCTTTGCGTGCTTCCCAGTGATACTCGTTGTAGGCGTCGTACACGTCCTGCGGGACGGTTGCCTGAAGCTGACGCCCGCGTGCGGTAGCGGTGGTTTCGGTTGCCTTAGCCATGATAAATCAATTCCTTTGTCTTTATGGTGAGCCGTTGTGGCTGTAAGAAAACAATAGCAGTTATGGCGCCTAGGTCAAAACTTCAAAGTAAACCCGCTGTCTACGAGTACAACACCGCCCGGTACCCGTTTTTGTTTCAAATTCCCCTCAAAGTACCTGCCGTTGGTGAAGTCGTCAAAGGTGAGTTTGTCGCCCACCCTGACGGGCATACCTGACACGTGAACCTCATAACAACCATCAGGGCGGTGTTGATGGCAGTCGTCGTGGTCATCTCCGAAGCATTCTTCATGTTCCGGCTTTTCACATCCGCCGGGGTAGTGCCGTTCCGCGTACGCCTTGGACCGGGCAAAAAACGCTGCCTGGAAGTCGTACTCATGTTTCCACGCGCCAAGCCGTGACGGGTGTATGTCGAGGTTGTCGGGCCGTTCGGTGGTGAGTAGGTGGAGGCTGTCGGTGTCGGCGTAGGCGAACACCGCGTAGTTGCGTTGCGCCGCCCGGATCGTTATCTCACGGGCGTAACTGGTGATGAACACGCCCATGGCCGTGTACACGGGGTTACGCATTTCTTCGTCGCCGAGCATGAATTTTACTATGTCATCTTCCATGCGTGAGAGGTTGGGGGTGACGTCCGGGTTTGTCGCAAACTTGCCGTACAAGTCGTTGAGCATTGATTTTGCCATTGCCCGCGTACCGCCCTTAGACACGGCTTTGATATCCATCCACTTTTCAATGTATTCATTGAACACCCCGTGAATACCTTGGAACATCCAACCGCCGTTATACGACAGGATTGTCATGTCGTAATGGTCCTGCCACAATTCGAGGTCAACGTTGGAGCATGCCAGGGTGACGGGTTCTTTGATTTCCTCCTGGTACTCAACATCGTTATGGAACCGGCTGTTTTTGATTTGGATGCAGGGGACGTGGTCTTTTTTGAGTTTCGCTGTGAACGTGATCGATACAATGAACAGCGGGTATTCTTTTGTTTTCCGTGGGAGACCCTCCCGGAAGATCGGTTCCCCATACGGCAGCAAGGCGTTGTACATGACTGACGGGTAGAGACTGTTCACATCAAAAGTCATGCCGGGGCCGAGCTGTTTCCCTTTGAACCTTTTGGCCGTGTGTGTGAAGCCGCCACGGTACGCGTCCCGTATCTCACCATCCATCGTCAGACTGAGGACCGGGAACAGGTCATTGAATGACTTGCCGGCGATGGTCTTGTATTCTGCCAGGGCGTCCGCACTGGACGTGAGTTTTGTCATTCCCGCGTCTAGCTGCTTTTTTAGTGCTTTCGCAACAATGATCACATCATTCACTATGTAGGCGCGTTCTTCCTTGGTGATGATGTGTCCGGGTTTGCGGTAGGCGTGGTAATCGATTTTGCCTTTTTTCTCGTACAGGTCAAACGTCCGTGCAATCTGCTTCACCGGCATACGAATCTTTTTGGCGCTATCCCGAAACTCTGTAGTGGAGCCATTATCCCAGCGAACCGTTATCGAGTACCACTGATTCATTGCAGAAATAATGTGGGTGAACTCGCCTTTGCGTGGCCGCTTATCCGTAACCATCGTGTACTTTTTGCGGTGCAAGTAGTCAAGAATGAACGACCCGTCAAACCGCAGGTTGTGGAAGTAAACAATTGAGGTTTCAGCCGCTGCCCGGAACATGAAACTGTTGACGTCCTGCCCTATTTCAACGTGCCAGGCTGAGCGGGTTTTCTCAATGTCAACCATTCCCCACGCCCACACGCGGCAGTCGGCCGGGTCTGTGGTTGTTTCAAAGTCGGCCACGTATACGGTTGCGGCCTTTTTCGTCTTTCGCGCCTGCCCAGTCGACATATTCCCCCGCTACCGCTAAATCTGTTTGCACTGACTCACTGTTACTGAGGCTCTTATCACCAGTGATAGAGGCATTGTAGTGTGAGTATGGTGTCTTGATCATTGACGCAAATTTGGTGTACTTCCATAACGCCGCCCACTGCTTATTAGTCAACTGAGCTACTTTGACCTGCATCTCAATGTCGCCCACAATGTCCAACATTTTCATCACACCCTGGCGATGGTTTTTGAGCGACTGTTTTTCATGTTTCATAGTGGCCAGGTCATTCAAATGTTTGACCAGCTTTTTGGCTCCGGCCTCACCGTGAATAGTGGTGGACTCCCGGTCAGACTTTTTATAAGGACTGTCCGTCGTCCTGGTCCCCATGTGCGGATGCAGTGGCGTTATCATCGCCATGCGCTGGTCAACAGTCATACCAGCGGGCTCGATCATGATGTTTTTGAACGGTTCATAAAACTTTTCGACAAACTCATTCTTTTTTGCCTCAGCCTTTTTGACACGGTCAAACAGTTTCCGGGGGATCGGCTTGAACTCCGCGTCGGGGACAAACTGTGTCTCACGGCTGTTGAACTTATCGAGCCGCCGTACCAGTGTTCTTAGCTGGGCCGGTGTGGCGGAGCGTATAAAATCCGGGGTTTGTCGTGGGTCATAATCGCTACCTGATACTTCAACACCACTACCCGCTTTCAGCCGTGAGACCTTACGAGTCGCCGCCCTATGAGCACGCAGAGCAGCAGACCGTAAACTATTATCATTTGCCATAAAGAATGCCCCGACACTCCCAGCGAGCGTCGGGGCACCTCCTAACCGGTTATCTTATTGCTGAGACAATAAAGGTTAGAGTACCACCTGGACATCAAAGAACTTGAAACCCTTCCGCGACTTCCCCTCAATCACCTTGATGGGGAGGGGTTCCGGCCACTCAGCCGGCAGACGCCCACCCAACGCGGAGACGATGCCCTTGAGCGCGTTGACCAGAGGCATACCCGTACCGTGGTACGACTTGCCGTTGGTGCTGTCCACGAGGGTGACGCGGACGGACTTATGAAGTTCGCCGTTCTCGTCCGCAATCTCAATGGGGGTGAGTACCCAGTTGTCCAGGAGGATGGTTTCTTTCAGGTGATCACTGATGGGGAGTGAACCGGACGTTGCACCAAGCTGTGCCTTAGCCGTCTGGAAAAAATCGTCCCCCGTGAACGTGGACATGATACCCGTGTTACCGCTGGTGAACGACTGGATTTCGGTGTGCGGGTCCGAAGAATAGTTCGACACCTCCAGTTCGGTGGAGGGTGTGATCTCGGTTACTTCTTCGGTTGCCTTAGGAGTCGTAGCCATGATGTAAGACCTTTTCTCTCGGTGTTGGTTGCCCTTGATCGGTGCAACAGGAACGACATTACACAGATCAATGATGTTGTGCAAGTCCAAACCGGGTGAAAGAAATATTGTTCCGTGTATTGCCTTACGCGTGCGTTATGGTCTACCATAGATATATGAGCAAGATACAGAGTCTCACTAAGACATACAACAATGATCTAACGCATGACGGCTACTTCGTAGTAACAGACAACTACCCGCTCAAGTGGGTATCTTTGTATCAGTGGGAACTTCTATCGGCTAAACCGTCGTTCAAGCTCAACCTAGACAAGCACATACAAGTAATGGGGGATGCGTAATGGAAGCAATCGCAGCAATCAGTTTCTACTTCGGAGTAGTCGGCCTACTAGGGGCCGGCCTCTACCGCCTAGACATGTGGATGGATTCGGACAAAGCCCGCCACACAGACGCGAGGCACCGCGCATGAAGCGGCGTATAGAAATCGTCTGTGGCTACGGGACACTTTCCTACAGGGCAGATTGCCATCATTGCGGGAAACTGGTTTTCCTGGTCACCTTTGAAGCAATCCACAGAGCGCCTAAGCGCGAAACGGGTAGCTCCACACTGTTACCCGTCCACATGGCCGTACCGCATGATTGCCCGGTTATAAACCCTCCGGAGGGTCTCCGGTGATGCAAAACACTAGACGCCGTGTTGAGGTCCTCGCGTTCCTGGAAGCACTCAGGGTTGAACTAGCCGCCAGGACCGCGTTCAAAGAGGCTGAAACACCGGAGAATTTGACCGCATGGGCTACCGCCCGCAACCAACTAGAAGACACGAAAAGGAACCTCGGATGATCTACTACATCGTACGAATTGAGCGCAATGGGGATGAAACCGTTATTTCATCGTGGGACAACCCCGAAGCAGCAACCACACATGTTGAAGGGTACCGCAACGCCGCCCTAGCGGTAGGGTCAGAAGAACTCGAATACCGTATTGACACCGTCCCGTCGAACGAGGAAATCCGGGCCGCTAACGCCGCTATCCCGGCAGACCCGAACAAGCACACAGCGAAAGACAAGCTAGACCTGAACCGTATCTACGGGCGCAACAAAATGGATCACGAGGAACAGCACTACGCCTACCGCGACACCGATTCAATGCGGACAAAAGACTTCACCCTGACGGAGTTGTTCGGCTGGTATGAGGGAAACAAATCAAACGGCCCGTTCCTTGTGTGTGGTGAATGTGGCTCAGCCGTGGTTATCGAATCAAGAGACGTTCACCGTCAATGGCATAACAAGTTGCTACCATGAGCACCGCTATTGAGGCCCGGACTGTGAAACCCGGTATGACTGTCACCGTGGACGGTTTACCGGGGGAGTGGGTTGTACTCTCTCGACACCCTGACAGGGCCAAATGGTGGCTACACAGGTGGACGGATGGTCGGTGGGAGACTGCTGATGCCAGCTACAGGAACATGACACAAATACTTAGGATGCCAGGAGAGTAGGCTACGACATGAAAGCAAAAGACCTGGCCGAGCTGCTTATGCGGCATCCGGATGCCGTTGTTTGCATTGAATACATTCCCTACGGGGATGAAATCAACATTGTTGCCGAGTACAACCCAACAACTAACCGCACAATCCTGGAATTTGAAAATGAACATGGCTAAGTTCAAAGCAGGGGACACGATAACCAACGGCGAACGTTGGCTTATTATAAGCCACGTTGCAAAGTCCACCTACAAGATAAAGGGTGTGCATGGTTGGTTGCCGATAGCCCTGGTAGATCGGTTGTGGACATTAGCCGATGAAGAGAACACCATTGAAGAATGACAACCACCCTTTACCAATGCGTTGAATGCGGACAATGCGTCCAAACCATCAACGAGTACGGCAACTCATACTGCGAAAGGCACGACAAGCAATGAAAAGAATTGCATTATGGTTCAACAACGAGGACCGGGAGTTTATAGCTGAATCCCTCCGATACAGGGCAGACAATGACACTATGCTAAGTGGCGTGAATATTCACAGGGCCGAGTCAATGGCAATGCAGCTATTGAATCCGCCAAAAGATTTACCCTCCGAAATGGTTAAAGAACACGAGCACCACTACCAACACGTAGGACTAGTAAACGCCGAACACCAAACGCTTCTTTTTAAGCTCTACTGCGTAACCTGCGGCGATATAGTACCCTTGACAGAGTAGGTCTAAGCGGATACCGATAACCCTGCACTATAACTGAATACTGGATTACACTCCGGCCCCGTACCAAGCGAATTGTCCCGCCCTGGTACGGGGCCTTTCCATGCCCCGCTACATTTGTGACCAGGATCACAGCCCAAGAGGGCGCTTGACTTTGGGTGTGCGCTAACGCCCGCATACCCTGGTCAGGGGCTTTGCCGCGCCCACCACCCAGGGCACAGATACATACATCATACCACGGCTAACGCGGCTAGTGCAACGTGAGTAAGATCACACGGCATTAGGCGGCGCTACACTATTGACACCCAGGTT